GCGCCTATGCCCGCACACTGCGACGGCTCACGACGTTGCCCGGCAAGCCGTGCGTCCTCGTGCTCTGCCATCCGATCAAATACGTCACCGATCCTTCCCAATTGCTGCCGCGCGGCGGCGGCGCCTACCTGGCCGAAATGGACGGCAACCTCACGCTCTGGCGCACTAGCGACGACGTGGTGGAACTGCATTACAACAAAATCCGCGGTCCCGGCTTCCAGGCCATGTCGTTCAAGCTCGAGCCCATCAAGTCGGACAAGCTGCTCGACCAAAAAGGTAGGCAAATCAGCACGGTGCGCGCCGTTCCCATCAGCCAGCGCGAGGAAGAGCAGCACGACAGCAAGGCCGAAGAGGACGAGGATCGCGTGCTTGCCGCTATGCTCAACATGCCGGCCGAGCACGGCGGGTCGTTCGCCAATTGGGCGTCTGACATCGGCTGGCAATCAGAAAACGGCGAGGCCTACAAAAAGAAGGTTGAGCGGCTGGTTACCGGCCTCGAAAAGAAAAAGCCGAAGCTCACCACCAAGATCCGCAACAAGTGGCAACTCACCGAGGAAGGCAAGGACGCCGCCCGGCAAGCCGTCTTGCGCTTCAATCGCAGACGGGACGCCGATAGCCAAAGGAGCCTGCTTTGACCTGTTCAAAATCGGGACAGGTTGGTGTCCCGCGAGCAAGCAACCTAAAAGTAGAAGTCGCAATTTCGCCACGCGGGACAATCGTTTTTGTCCCGAAAGTCCCGAAATCAACCAAGTATGCAAAAGATAACAATAAACGCCGTGACAAACTCTGTCCCGACGCCCACGTCGGAATCCATACCCGACAGGGGAGCGATTTCGGGACGGGACAAGAGTTAGTCCTATATAGAGAGTTCTGAAAAATGCCGTTCTGGGCCGTCGCGCAAACCGTCGCCCATCGCGAAGCCTTCGCCGCTTTCCGCATCGCCGAAGAGGGCTTCGAAATCTTTGCGCCCAAAACCCGAATTCGCGCCAACGGCTCGTCGCGCATCGTGGCGCTCTTCCCCGGTTACCTGTTCGTGCGCATCCTCGATCGCTGGCGCGCGGTCGCCAAGACGGCCGGCGTGCTCGGCCTGATCATGGCCGGCGACCATCCGGCAGCCTGCCCGGACGCCGAAATCGACAAGATCAAGGGCGCTACCATGCGCAACGGCTTGGTAAGGCTACCGAAACCACCGAAGTCGAGGGCGTTCAAGCCGGGGCAGAGCGTGCGGATTAGCTCGGGATCGTTCTGTGGATTCAACGCGATCTACCAGGGCATGAGCCAGCGCGACCGCGAAATCGTCCTGCTCGAAATGTTCGGCCGCGAAACCCGCATCGAGCTCGGCGTTGGCGATATCGTCCAATCGGCAGAGCTACCTGTTGCGGGTTCCAGCAATCTGAGATACTAGTCGCAAAACGCGATCAATCAAAGTTCCACCTGTCGCGTGCATTGGTTGCTACGTATTGTTGTTGGTTTCCACTCATCGCATCTATTGAGGGCCTAAATCCACGTCCCTCAACCGCGCGGCGCGCGTTTCCAACTAACCCCCACATTCCTGTTTCACGTGAAACCCCCACAGTTGGCCACTGATGCGTCTTTGATGTTCTTCGTTGTCCGAGTAGCCCGCTATCCCAAATAACGCACCAGCGACCTCGGGGCGGGCTTGGCGGCCATGGTCTGCATGCCGGGGGGGGGGATATCTAAAATTAGCAGGCCGGCGCAGGTATGACCGCGCCCCCAGTCCAATTTTCGCGGCGGCACGATACGGATTCGGCATCGTGAGGAAAAAGCGTTGAGAATGTGCAATGGACTGGCCGGCCGATAACGTCGAGCGGCGCCCGATCTCCTCGTTGATCCCGAGCGCGCGCAATGCGCGGACGCATTCCGAGGCGCAGATCGGCCAGCTCGCGGCCTCGATCCGAGAGTGGGGCTGGACGATGCCGGTGCTGGTGGACGAGACCGGTTCGATCATAGCTGGGCACGGGAGGGTGCTGGCTGCGGCGCGGTTGGGCATAGGTGAGGTGCCGACGATGGTCGCTCGCGGCTGGTCGGAGGCGCAGAAGCGGGCTTACGTCATTGCCGACAACAAACTGACCGAGAACGGTGGCTGGGACGAGGCGCTGTTGCGGGTCGAGTTGCAAGACCTCGAGGCGATGGGTTTCGACGCGCTGCTGACCGGCTTTACCGCGGCCGAGATCAAGGCGATGGGCACGGTCGGCAAGACCGATCCCGACGAGGTGCCCGAGGCACCGGCGGTCGCGGTGAGCAAGCTGGGGGACGTTTGGGTGCTCGGGCGTCACCGCCTGATGTGCGGCGGTGCAACCAAGGTCGCTGATGTAGCGCGATTACTTGACGGGCAACGGATTGATATGTTGTTGACCGACCCGCCCTATTGTTCAGGTGGCTTTCAGGAAGCTGGGAAAGCAGCAGGCAGCGTCGGCACGCGCGGCACTGAGATGATCGCCAACGATACGCTGTCAACGCGCGGTTATATGGCGTTGATGAAGTTAGCGATCCCATCATTTGCGGCGGGCGTCGTATATGTTTTTACGGATTGGCGGATGTGGATCAACTTGTTTGATGTTGTCGAGTCGAGTGGTTACGGTGTTCGCAATATGATTGTTTGGGACAAAGGCACGCCTGGCATGGGTGCCGGCTGGCGCATGCAGCACGAGTTGATCATGTGCGGCATTCGGGTCAAGTCACCGTTTAATCGGAAGAAGGCACAAGGCAACGTCATCGCAGCGAAGCGAACCGGCAACGTTTTGCATGCAACCGAGAAGCCGGTTGACCTACTAACAACCATCATCGACGTGACGGATATGGCCGAAAGTGTGGCCGATCCCTTTTGTGGCTCGGGCACGACGATCATTGCGGCCGAGATGACGGGACGCGCCTGCCGCGCGCTCGAGGTCAATCCGGCCTACGTCGATGTCGCGGTGCTGCGTTGGCAGAATTTCACCGGCAACGCTGCGGTGCTCGAGGCGACCGGCGAGCCATTTCCGCAACGGGAAGAACAGGCAACAGCATGAAACGTGGACCGCGCCCGCAGCCGACACATCTCAAGCTGCTTCGCGGCAATCCGAGCCAGCACTATGCGCGCCCTGGCCGGCGCGGCGGCGTGAACCTCAACGAGCCACAGGCCGAGCTGATTGCCGACATACCCGAGCCGCCGCCGTTTCTGATCGCCTACGCTTGTGAGGAGTGGCGCATTGTGGCCGCGGAGATGTATCACCTCGGCCTGCTGGCGAAAGTCGATCTGCCGAGCCTTGCGGCCTATTGCTACAGCTACGGGCAATGGCGCACGGCGGCCGAGGCGATCGCCAGAATGGCGGCCGGCGATCCGGTGATGTCGGGTCTGATCATCAAGACAAAACGCAACGGCGAGGCGACGCAAAATCCGCTGGTGCCGATCGCGCGCAAGGCGGCGCTCGACATGGTTCGGTATGCGAGCGAGTTCGGCTTCACGCCGGCCGCGCGCAGCCGCATCGACGCCGGCCCCGGCGGCAGCGGGCCAGGCAAGTTCGACGGATTCCTGGCCGGGTAGGACATGCTCGCTCCGCAAGCAAAGCGCACGGCGCACGGCCGGCAACGCGCGAAGCGGGTTATCGATTTCATCGAGAAACTGACGATCCCGAGCGGGGCCGGCCAGGGCAAGCCGTTCAAGCTGCACGCGTTTCAGAAGCAGTTTATCCGGGATGTCTACGAGCCTCATGTTGGTCGCCGTCGCGTAGTGCGGCGCGCGATCCTCTCGATGGCGCGCAAGAACGGCAAGACCGCGCTGATCGCGACCATTGCGCTGGCGCATCTGGTCGGTCCCGAGGCCGAGCCGAACGGCGAAATCTACTCGGCCGCCAACGACCGCGACCAAGCGGCCATCGTGTTCAAGTTCGCCAAGCAGATCGTCGACCTCGAGCCGGAGCTGCAGGCAAAGGTCGAGGTGATCGCCTCGACCAAGACCATGCTGGCGCGCAAGACCGGCTCGATCTACCGGGCGGTGAGCGCGGAGGCCGGCACCAAGCACGGCTATGTGCCGAGCGTCGTGATCTACGACGAACTCGCGCAGGCCAAGAGCCGGGATCTCTACGACGTGCTCGATACCTCGTTCGGCGCCCGCTCCGAGCCGTTGTTCATCACGATCAGCACGCAGTCGAATGATCCCGAGCACATCATGTCGAAGCTGATCGACGACGGCATGGCGGGCAACGACCCGGCGATCGTCTGCCACTTGCACGCCGCGGCCGAGGGCTGCGAGCTCGACGACGAGGTGCAATGGGCGAAGGCCAATCCGGCGCTCGGCAAGTTCCGCGACCGGGAAGACCTGGTGGCCGCGGTGCGCCAGGCTAAACGTATGCCGGCGCATGAGCCGAAGGTGCGGAACCTGTTTTTGAATCAGCGGGTGGCGCCGATCGCCTCGCTGATCTCGCGCGCCGAGTGGATGCTGTGCGCCGGGCCGGTCGAGCTCGCCGACCAGGAGGAGGTCTATCTATCGCTCGATCTGTCGAGCGTCGTCGACCTCACCGCGCTGATGGTCGGCTCGGTATCTGATCCGCTGCGCGTCGTGCCGTATTTCTGGAAGCCAACCGACCACCTGACTGAGCACTCCAATCGCGACTTCGGCAGCGGCACGCACCGCTATCAGCAATGGGCCGAGGCCGGGCATCTGCGGCTCTGCCAGGGCAAGACGATCGATCCCGAGACGATCGCGCGGTTTATCGCCGATCTGACGGTGCGCTACCGCGTCAAGGGCTTGGCGTATGACCGCTGGCGCATCAACGATCTGTTGCGCGAGTTCGATCGCGTCGGTCTGCAGGCCTACGAGGACGGCGAGAAGGGCGGCGACGGGCTGCGCCTGGTGCCTTGGGGCCAGGGCTTTAAGGATATGGGGCCGGCGATCGACGCGCTTGAGCACGTTGTGATGGAGCGCAAGCTCGTCCATCCGGGTAA